ACCCCGCCTCGCCACAACTCTTCGCCACACAGGCCCCACTCGCTGTGTATTTAAAGGAGTTCTCCGTCATGTGTGATCCACAACACAAATGAGTCAAAGTCGAAACTGGTGTTTTACTCTTTTTGCATACACTCTCCCTATTTTTCTCTCTCTACCCGATTGGTGTAATTATTTGGTGTACCAGGAAGAAGAATGTCCGACGACTAAGAAACGTCATATCCAGGGCTTCTGTACTCTCAAACGTTCACAACGACTCTCTTTTCTCAAGACGAAACTCGGTAATGGAGTCCATCTCGAGATCGCAAAAGGCTCCGCATCCAGCAATAGAGATTATTGCCGAAAGGATGATTCAAGAGTCTCTGGGCCGTGGGAATTCGGAATATGTACGGAGCAAGGGAGCAACAAGAGGAAGACGATGGAACGGTTTCAGGAAGACCCAGAAGAGCTTCGACTGTCCGACCCTAAGCTGTATCGTCGCTGCCTGGCGACTAAGATTAATAAGGAGTTCAGTGGTCTGGTACTCCCTGTATTTGATCGACCGTGGCAGTCACTGGTTGAGAAGGTACTCGACGAGGGCCCAGATGATAGAACTATCATATGGGTGTATGGCTCTCAAGGCAATGAAGGGAAGACGACCTGGGCCAAGTCTAAGATACAGGCCGGTTGGTTCTATTCCAGAGGAGGAAAGGGAGAGAACATCAAGTACTCCTATGCCGATCACTTAGGACATTGCATATTTGATCTTCCCAGGCAGGTGGAGGATGTTCTGCAGTATACTGTACTCGAAGAGATTAAGGATCGGTTAATCAGGAGTACGAAGTATGAACCCATAGATTTTAATTGCAGTGATAAGGTTCATGTCGTTGTTCTCAGTAATTTTCTTCCACAATTAGAGTCTGAATATGATAGTAAGGGCACGTTAATCAAGAAGCCCTTGTTAAGTCTGGATAGGATTTGTATTGTTAATATTGATGAGTCTCTAATTGTATGTGATGGTCAGACGGTTACGTTTGATGAGTATATGGAATAGTGGGCTACCATCTTGCCTTCTTCATGGTTTTGGGCCGGCCCATTAAAAGCTGGGCTAGCCCAGCGTATATAATTTTGCTTCTTTAATAAAGAAGGAATGAAATGAAATAAAAAAGAAAATAATTACACTCCCCTCTATCATATATGAAAAATAGGGAACGCAGTGGGAGAGAAAAAAAAGAAAAGAAAGTAACTGGGACCACCAGAGCGGATCGATGACATGGCAGTGTGTTAGTTACCGATGACGTGTCAGTTATGTGTGTTTGTTACCGGGTATTTATATCTATATGGTGACCGGGTACCGTGGCGAACTACTGGTAAGAGGCGGGTATAGTATT